AGGATTATAGTAAGTAGCATGTGGCCTATCAAACACTGATGAATCTTGCCATGCTGCTCTTGGTAAAGTTCCTGTTGTCCAAATAGGTCTTTTAATTGTAGAATCTAAATAGTTATAAGTAACCACTCTATCAACTGCATCAGAAGCAGCAGTACAATAAAACCAGTTAATTTCTCCAAATAGATTATTTAATCCACAGTTCACAAGATCTCGTGATGTAGAGTTTAAGTCATCATAAACATGGTCTTCTACTAAACAAGGTAAAGATTTTAACTGACCATCGTATGCAAAGAAACCGTTTTCAGACATCCAGTAGGCCGTACCATCAACCTCAATATTAGCGTTCTTTCCTAACAATCCACAGTTAGTTCCTACTTGCTCAAACGAGAAGGTAAATGGTTGACCAACGAATTTCATCAGGAACAAAGCTGTATCTGTCCAAACATAGATAGCATCCCTACCTTTAATAGCTCCCATAATCATAGAGCCATCTGCTAATCTTTGTGTACCGGCGGTGTTGTTTGCTTTAACCGTGTATGAATCTGATTCATCAATACTTTCTTGAGAAGAGAATCTGATATACATATCATCTTGTGTAGTCTCTGATCCAATTGTAGTTTCTGTTCCAAAGAACACTAAGTGTCTATCGGGAGTAGATACCAGCACATGTCTAGATTTAGTTGGAGCATTTGCCAATACAGTTGCTCTTGTAGAAACAGCACCTGCTGCAGCTGCATCCCATTCAAAACATTTACCGTTATAAATAAGTGCTATTAATTTTGTTCCATAGTTATCTAATACCCATAAACCTGGATCAATAGTAAAGTCAGCAGAAGATGCTTCACCCCAGGCAACATAATCAGATATGTTTGTTACTGTATCTCCTCCACTGTGTGATGCTTTTGTTGTACCATTAACTTCTCTGGCACCTCCACTTAAAATATTTGTAGAAGTATTATTAGCTGTAAAACTTATATCTTCTGATCCAATTCTAATCTCTCCAGTAGATGGAAAAGCAGCAGAGTTGGTTAAAGGAATATCAGTTACAGCGTCATTAATACCAGAAGCTAGTGTTGTAGTTGCTGGCCCTAACGCCGTACCACCAAATAATCCTGTTCCAAAACCATAACCACCTAATTGTTGTGAAGGTCCTACAGTATAATAACATAGAGCTGAAGCAGAGCCACTATTAGATAAAGGTGTCCCTGATTCCTGAGCCGCCATCGTAATTGTAAAGGTTGTGGTAGTAGGAATAGAAGTTACCATAAACTTTTGATCTTCAAAAGTAGCATCATTATAAGTTGATCCTACTGCAGTCACTCCACTTACTGCGTCAAACATAACAATATCATTTTCAGCTAGTCCATGAGTACCACTACAAGTAACTGTAACGGTGGTTGATGAAGATGTACTTGTAAAATCTACTCCTGTTAGAGTAGTTCTAATTGGATGGATGTCATAAAAAACTCCCCCTGAATAAACATATAAAATTCTGTTGGTTCCTATAGCTGCGTATTTAATACCAGCGTTATCATCCCAGTGATGAATAGCTCTAGCCGCACCAGTTAACTTATCGTCGCCTAGTTGAGTCCAACCACCTATTTTTTCGGGAGTACCATATCTAAAACGAACATTGTCACCATCAAACCATTGGCCTTCTGCACCAGTCTCTGTAACTTGTTTGTTGAATCCAGGTAAAAAACCTAATTTTTGTAACATATAACTCCATAATATTATGACTTCGCTATCGGCGGAAGTCCTAACATCGGCCTTTTGTCGAACCTGTTTTTTTCAGCAAAAGGACCATTTACATGGTTATAATGAAGAAACACTTGTGCGCAAGTATTACCTTCAAACGGTTCTCTCCAATGCTCTAATTCACATCCACTATATACCAGCATATCGCCAACATCAAGTAGGACTTTTGTGCCTGGAGGAGCGTTAGGTTTATGTATTTGTTTGTATTCATCGATGACTGAGTCAGCACCTGTCCCATCTATAAATATGGGCCAAGGTTCACCCCCTAAATTAAGGGTAGTTGATATCTCACAACTTGGTCTATCCTTATGACGTTTTAAAATATCTCCGTTTTTATATATTCTTGAATATGAATAGGTTGGAATAAGATCTAATCCAGTCTCTTTTTTCATTACGGGAAGCATCTTCATTAATAATGTTTCCATAACAGGATCTGCATAATGAGAATAAGTATTCATAACTTGTCTATCTGACCATGTTCCCAACATACCTGTGTCATAAGTTATATTATTTTTATACATATAATGAACGGCATCTCTTTTAAGTAGAAAATAGTTAAAGATAAAGTTGGCTAATTCATAATTTAATGCCCCTTTAATTACGTGATATTTATTAAACGCCATTATTAAAATCCATGTTGTATAAAATTAAAACTAACAGATATCCTGTTTTCATTAGATTTATTAGCTTCAACTGAGTGCCATAACCACGCTGGAAATATTATGGCTCTATTTTCTTGAGGTTGTAAATGAATTTCTCTCCATAAATGTTTAGGAGGCTGGCCTTTTATTCTGTTAGGCATACATGTTTGAATACCTGGTCGAGGATCATTACACATTAAACGACCAGAATTAGGCGGAGTTTTTACATAATAGACACCACTAAATAAACTATTAGGATGAACGTGTGGTTTATTATATCCACCAGGCGGATTTATGTTAGCCCACATATTACCGAGTGTAGGGTGTCCATCTAAAAATTCTTCTTTAAATACTTGATGTACCATTCTAAATAATTCATCTACTAAAGGTTTATATTCAGGTTTTGTATTCATGTCTGTTTGAGAGTGCCAACCATCGACGTTTGTTTTTGTAATGCCTTTATCTTCTTTAGACCATTGAACAATATTTTGAGCAATTTGATTTGTATCTAATTTGAAATCTTCTGCGTATATAAGTGTGGGAAAAAATCCTTCTTTAATCATCTAAACGGTTTACCTCCAAACCAAACAACAAGAGATTGTCTGACTCCTCGTCTAACTTTATTTACTCTATGATTTAAAAATGATGCAAAACAAATAGCATGACCTTGTTTAAGTTCTGCATATTTACCTGGTGCCATTAACTCTAAATCTCCACCTTCAAATTCTGATGGATCATTTAATAAAAGAGTCATTGATATTTTTCTTACAGGTGGTTCGTGAGCCATATTTGTATCACAATCCATATGCCAATCATAGAAACCCCCTTCAGGATATTCTGTAAACTGGGCATTTTCTGTAATTCTAATATCTCCAAAACCAAAATGATTTTCATTACATTTTTGTATAAAGGCATTTAAGTCTTGATACATATGACCCATCTCATTAAATGGTAACCATGATATTGTAGTTACTCTTTTCTTAGTATCTGTGCCACCTCCAGGTTTACCCATACCCACCTGTGCTGTTTGTGGTTTTTGTTTTCTTCCAGCTTCAATAATTTCTCTGCATTGAGCTGGTGTAAATAATGGCGTGGTAGTTTGAACTATCCAACTTTTCCATTTAGGTTCTGAAATCATTTTATTTTCGTACATTATTCTACTCCTCTATTTCTAATTGGGTCATATTCCACATCACAATTACATGCAAGTGTTCTTCTAAATCCAGGTCCATTAAATGGATACACACAATGTCTCGTGTCATATGGAAATATATAAAAATCTCTTTCTTTCATTCTAGGCTCATAATCAACATTAGAAAATTGTCCAGAAGATGAACCTAATATTTGGAGTCTTCCATTTTGTGGTTTATCTGAAGCTGAGTATTCTACACCAAAAGATTTTGGTAAGCTTAAAATCATTACCGAAGAGAGTCCTGTAAACATACTTCCCTGATGCACGTGCACTGGATTATATTCATGTTCTCTCATTTCATTTACCCATACTGAATTTAAATGCATTTTATATCCTTTGATTTTATTCCACTCTAGGTAATGTGCCATTACCATATGAAACCATTTTATTATATCTCTTGTTAAATGATTGTGTGGGTGCATTTTATTATTAGGTGGCCCATTAAAAAATAAAGAATGTTCATTGTTAATTTTACCTACCAACTGTGGGTTAGCTCGAGGTAATTGATTTCTGTGGTTTTCATAAATTTTATTAATGGCGTGATATATATCAAGAGGTACTTCATATCTTAATACCGACTGACCTAAAAATATAAAATTAAAATTTAATGTGCTCATATTTTTTTTTAATACTTTGAGGTATTTTTTCTATGTAAGGGTTATATGTTTTTTCTATTTTTTCTTTCTTCACTGTATGCATGTTTCTTCCTAGCACATTATCATCATAAGATAAACCATTAATATTAATTTGATCTAGATCAATAAACCTATGGTTAAAATAAGGCTCCTCTAAAAAAGAGTATACTTTTTTAATCTCTTTTTCAGGATTTTGACACAGGTCATCATACTTAATATAGCAACATCTGTCCTTATAATTAAAAGAATTTTGTATAGCTTTTAGTTCTTTAGCAATAGCTCCATTATCTTTCATTAAATACATAAGTTTTTCTTCATCATTAGATCCATGTTTATTAACAAATGCATCAGGGTTTTCTGTATACCATTTCATATAGCTAGCTAAAACATCCATTAAATCTCGTAGTAATACTATACATTTAAATGTACCTTTAAAATGTTTTTGCATTAATCCAAAATTACCGGTCGTCATTACAGGTCCACGATCAATGATTATGGATTGTGGCCAGTCTTTATAGTAAAAATTATACACCATATTCATAACATTGTTTAAAGATCTATGGTCTGGGAAGTTTTGAAATATATCTTTTGTTTTTAATAAATATAATTCTTTCATTATTTCTAATGTAATAGAATTAGGTGTGCAAACTATCTTAGGGTTTTGATTCATAATACTAGCAAATAAAGTATTACCAGATCTAGGTTGTGCTATTAAAAAGAAAAGTTTTTTATTCTTTTTGGGCTCCGAGATCATGTTGTAACTGTTCTTTCTTGTTGTAAATCATTTCTCCGGATTTTTTAACTCTTTCTATGGTTTTTAATTGGCCTAATACATTAAACACTTCGGGTTGTGAAGAACCTGATGTTAATGTCTCAGCTTTGTTTTTCATAATGTGATGATAAGATTCTAACTGGTGTCTGTTAACATCTTTAGTATCAAACGATCCATCATTAAATTCTTTTTTTAATGTAGACCAAAGTTTAATTTCTCTCATACGATCTCTTGCAACTAATTGCATGTTAGCCAAACCATATCTAGCTTCGTCTAAATCTATTTTATATTTTTCTAATTTATATTCATCTTTTTCTGTTTCTATTTTTTTCTCTAACCATTTAATTTTAGCTTCATTACGTCTACAATCAAAAGATAAACTCATTAAGTTTTCTAAGAATACGTTCTGTTCTCTAACACACTGCCAATACTTTGCAGCTTTAGTTGGATATTTCATGTCTTGTAAAACAGACATTCTCATTTCTGTTTCAGTTCTAAAGACTTGTTTCTTTGTCCAAGTATCTCTAAGCTCCGCTGTCATAGCTTTAAACTCTTTGACATCATTTGGGTCAAGTAAGTTATTTAAGCTAGGCGCTTCTTTTTCTATTAATGCATGTATGTTACGTTTTTCTGTCATATTACTCCTTTCATATATACTTTCTAATATAACTATTTTTAGCCAGTTGTCAATGTTTTAGCGTTTACACTTCCTATCT